CTTGTACATAAAATCCTAGCCAATGTGCCGTTTTCGTATTCGTTTACAGGAGCTAGACTTGTTAAAATTATAGCAATATCGCCGTCAGTTGGGAAATCTGATACATCGATACTGAATACCAAAGACCTTCTTCTTACAAAATTTAGCACATATCTTTTATTTGTGGCTTCGGATAATTCAGTAGCACTCAATGCAGTGCCGATTGATCCAGTATTTTCAGTAGTTTGTATAGGAGAATTTTGACTAGTAGTAATCAATCCTGTTAACAAAGGTGAACCAATTAATACAATGTTTCCAGTGCCATCGGGTGCTAGCTCTAGATCGTTAGAACCTACTGTAGATATTCTTTGATTGTCTATAAAAATATTGTCTACTGACAAATTTATCAAAGTTCCTACGTTGTTTAAATTAGGAAAAGAACTTGAAAAACATTGTGTTGAAGTTAACACTGTATTTCCAGCAATTTTATAATTTTGACCTGCGGCTAAATTGATATTTTCTGTGCTGAACCATCCAATATTTTTATCCCAAGTAAATTCATGATCACTAGTTCCTTTCAAAATAAGGCCACCACCGTCGGCATATTCATCGGTATTAGAAGAACTATCACCAAGACTAGCCAAAACAACATTTTTGTCTTCGATAGTAAGTACGCTGGTATTAATTGTGGTAGTATTTCCTTGAACCACAAGGTCACCTACCACTGTTAAACTACCCCCAACTGTGGTTAAACTATCAGTAAATCCGTCATAAATTTTTACTTCTCGAGTTGGTGAAACAATATTAACTGCTGTTTCACTTACAACTCCTTTTTGTACAGCAAAACTAAGATTCTTATTTGAAGCTGTGTTGTACAATCTCACATTACCGGCGGCAACGTTAAATGCTCCTTCAGTACCAGCTCCTACGTTAAGTCCGCTGTTGTTGGTAATAATCAACGGTTCTGCAAAATTGTTTGCTTGGTCGCGACGGGCATAAAGAGATGAAGTAACATTATCAAGTCGATCTGCATTAGTTGCTGTGACATTAAATTTGATACCTGTTAGTGTTCCGGCATTAAATCCAGGAACAATACTTCCGCTAAAACCTTCGATGTTTAATTTAGGCGTAAATGTGTCTTTGGCAAATATTCCTAACAAAATTCCATTATTATATAAGTAGGTTACAACACGGGATGCATTTAACGAATCTAAAATAGTTTCAACTTTGAATCCACTAAGTCCTTGTGCCTGAGAATAAGCAGGACCAAGCAAAATAAAACCAACGCCGTCATAAAAATATAATTGTTTACTAATGTTATTAAACCATAAATCTCCGGCGCCCGGTTGAGCGGGCTGAGAATTTGAAATACTAGCCGAGCTTACCGGAACAAATCCTGTACCAGTATAAACTTTTAGTTTTGCTTCGCTGGAATCAAACCATATCTGACCTCTAATTGGATTTTCGGGTCTACTAGTACTTGCAAAATTTTCTAAGAGTTTTATAAAATTTTCATTTAATGATTCACCAAAGCCGCTGTAATTTTTTCCTATTAAGGTAATGTCAGTTGTTAAGTCATCAACTTGACCGTCAGCTACAGTAGCTAATAGTGTTCCGTCTGTTTTATTAATCGAATACGCCATTTTTTATCCTTTAGAATGCAGGTGGGCCTGACCTAATAATGTAGTTTATAGTTAGGAACGGATTCATCAATGAAAATGCGTCACTTAACGGACTATTAGTTTTGATACCTCCCGAGTTAGGTAGATAATTAAATTTACCAGCTGCTGTTGGTCCTGCATCTAAAAATGCACCGAAATCAGTAGGCAAAGCGGTGTCTAATTTTACAGCAGCATATTGACCGCCTGTGCTACCTACCATATCGTGTTCATGATCTGGGAGATTTCTAATCAACAGTGTTTGAGTCGATGCACCGCTGGCCTGTCCAACATTCTGAGGTTCAGTTCCAGATACTCTTCCTACTACTCCGCCACCGCCTTCTACATATCCGCCGGTGCTGTTGGGCACCGTAATACCGTTATCCATGTTATCTCTTCCTAGCGGAAATCTGCCTCTTAGATCAGGAATTCTAAAAGTATTAACGCCAACTAATGGGTCATTACCGTTGTAGGTGGTGCCTATGATATCGTATAAATCAGAAAATTTTCCTCTTTCTACTTCGCCACCATCACAGAACAAAAATCCATAAGGAGCACTAGAACCTGCATAAGGCAGAATAGCACCGATTGGCAATCCTAGATCAGCTATAAAAGTATCTCTGGATTGTTTAAGTAGTCCGCTGGTACTTGATCTAAAAACTAAAACAAAATCATCTGTTTTAGATCTATTAGGAATAGGTTCTGCTTTACTACTGATAATAGAAGAAGAAAGTATTGTGTTAAATGTTTTTGTATAGCCGCCTGTGCTACCGTTAAAAGTTATCGGAGCCGTTGACGCTATATCTCCCGTAATAGAGAATGATGTGGTATTTTGTAAACTAGTAGCAGTTACAGCATTACCGCTGATGTCTCCTCCTAGAACTCCTTCTATAGTTTCTGCTATAATAGTCTGTGCTCTAATTGTTTTCCAACGTTTAGTAACACTACCAAATTCAAAAGTATCGTTTAATGCTGGATCAATATTCCTTGCGGTAGTGGTTCCAATCACTTCTAAAGTTGTGCCGATTAATGCATTTTTAGTTACCGCTAATCCTCCGGCAGTTCTAATTGAGCCGTTGCTAAGATTGGTAGTTCCTACTGTGCTATCAACAACTAAGTTTCCACTAATTTTAGTATTGCCATTTACGTCTAACGATTCTTGTGGACTAAGATTGTTAACTCCAACTTTATTATCAATCACTCTTAATACTGTGTTAGGTATACCGTCAGAATTTAGTTGAATATCAATACTGCTTCCTGCTGAAGAATTATAAATTTTAGCAGCAGTGGCCGAGTTAGAAAGATTAAATGAACTGTCTACTCCAATATTGATACCTGAATTATTTCTTATGTTCAAACCAAATTCAGTAGTATTGATAATATCTGATCTAAGGAATTTACCACTGTCAATTACTACACCACTGACATTTAATCCGTCTGCCGAAGTCGCTGTTCCGTACAGTTTAGGAGAAAATCCCCCTAGTCCGAGATCTGTTGTGGCCGACATATTCACACCTGACCTAATTGCAAGGAAACCCGTAATAGAATTTTTTGGAGTGAAACTGTCTTTGCTAATAATTACAACCGGTTTATCTTCTACATAAAAAGTTAAAACTACCTTGGTAGTGTTATTAGTGTCTATAATCTGTTCAACTAAAGGACCACTTAATAGTCCTGTTGAAAAATTAGGTCCAACTAAAATCCAGTCAGTACCTGAAAAAACATATAGTTGTTGATTTACGGTATCTACCCAAAGTTCGCCAACTTTGCTTTGTTCAACAGAAGGAGCTACAACACTCTTTTGAATGTCGCTAGCCGCTTTCCAGGCAACACCGTCATAGATTTGTAGTGTTCTTGTGTCGGTATCGAACCATAACTGACCCTCAATTGGGTTAACTGGTTCAGACGGGCCTGCAAAATTTTCTAACAGAGCTAGGAAATTTTGACCAATAGTTTGACCATACCCGGTAACATTTCTTCCTGGAAATGTCAAACTGGTATCTGTGTTTGAGGTGTTATCATACACCGTGATTGGTGTCTTATTTTCGTTATCGGTAAAATTTACAATATATGGCATTTATTACACCTCTGTGAATCCAGTTAAACTCTGTACACGAATCGTATAATCAATTTGTAATAGCCTGTTTAGAGATTTTTGAACAGGGTGAAAAATCACATGAGTTAATAATTTGCCTGTGCCGCTGTCGCTGTAAGATCTTAAACCCAGTTCATCAAAAACAAAATTACCACTCATATCTTGACTGTTGTCAAATGCATCTTGTCCGTCTGGTTCACCGTAATCTAACAAACAACTAATAATAATATCACTGTAAGTGGCTCCACTTATATGCCTAATTTCCATTTTATTTCTAATAGGATCTGTATTTTCGATGGCATTTTTATCTACTACTTTGGCATAAGTTTGATTATAAAGACTAGTATTAACACCTACAGTGTTTGGTGTTAGATAACTGATCAGTCCAGTTGGGTCTACTGTGGTTCCACCGTTGCCAAAAACCATTTGGTAAATCCAGCCCTGCCCTTGATTGCTAAGACTGTTAACCATTGCAACACTCATATTTTCATAATGGATGGCATTTCGTTTATCTTGAAATACTTCTCCAGTTTCAGGATCAAATATTTTTATATGTCCCTCGACGTGGAATCCACCACTTTCGTTGGGTGTTTTTTCTAGTTGTTTTTGTTCGTTGGGCATATCGAGCTCGTTGAAATTATTATTCATAGTGTATTTATTCTGGTATGATCGTTGTCTTTTGTAAAATAAAATTGCTAATTGCTGTGGCATTTTGCTGTAGAGTTTTTCCAGCTGATGCTGTTGTAACACCTCGATCATACCAAGTTCTTCCTGTTTTTCTTATTACAGTGATACGTGTACCTGCTGGTATTGCTTTAGTTAGCCTTATATAAGGACTTGTTCCGTCCACACTGAATTCTGCTTCTATTTCTTTGCTGCCATTAGGGCCTAGATCTTCATCAAATACATCAACAGGATTTTTACGTAATCTGGTGCCGGCTACAAATATTTCTATTTGATCGCACGGTCCGTAGGTCGCCGGAATGTTAGGGTCGCCTGTTGTAGTGTCAATTCCACGGAACCATGAACTTCTAGTTCCTTGTGCAGGAACAAAATCCAAAGGACCAACTAATAGTGTGCTGCCGTCACTGACAAAATCTAATCGGTGTTGTGTTTCATTATACGGAATAGTTTCTAAAGGTCCGCTATCTGTTACAAAACTGTCCTCTGCGTGGACTACTGCAATAGCAGTTCCTAGACTACCTCTACGAAGTTGTGTAAGTACATTTCCAGCCTTTTGCAAATATTCTATTCTTTCATTGTTGATGTATACAATACCCGACACTGGTCGATCAGTTGGATCATATAATTGATCACCGTTGATCACCGTGATGCTTTGATCGTAATAATTCAATGCTACTGCTAGCTTAACATCATTTCTACTGTAACGTTTAAAATGATATATGTTCAACATATCTTTATAAATTTCATATGCACTAGGAAATTTGTAAACGTCATTTCCAAATTCAACAATTTTTACAGCATCTTCAATAGTTGTTTCAACATTTAGATATACTACACCTCTTGGCAGAGATACACTAAAATCACGATCCTGTGTTTGTCTCACTCCATTTATATAGACCCATACATAACTTGAATTTATAGGAGTTCTAGAAAGTTGATACTGAACCTTTCCTCCTGAAAATTGATCAGCTACAATATCCATACTAGGATATTCACTAAACCAAACAATTTCAATTATATCTTTTGTAGTGCTGTCATCGTTGTTTTCCAAGGTAGCCATAATTGCATCTGTAAAAACAATTTCATCACTATCTATTTGGTAATCTGCAAATGCTGTGACAACAATTCTAATAACATCACCTATATCCAAAATGTCTGACCGCACAGTGATAATATTAGATCCAGAATTAAGTGTATAATCTACTACCTGAATTGTTGGATTGTTGTTTACAAAAACTTGAATATCAGGATACGTTATCGACCCTGGAAATCTTGTTGGATCTACTCCAATAGTAATTTGATTGTTAGTTCCGTCGTAGACTGTTAACACAGTATCAGGGCCGTTGACCTGCTGTCCATTGATGTTTACAAGTAGGTTAGATATAGCCGATGCTCTGGACAAATTAACAAATTTATCTACTACAAATCTAGTAGTTGACCCATCGTAGACTATAGTTTGATTATTAACTCTAATTATACTCTGTCCTGTAGAGTCTGTATCTAAGCCAGGGCCTAGGCATACTACCTTGACCACACTGTTAATAGCCGGAGCAATACCAAACTGTACCAAAGTTTTATTTGGAGTATCTGTAAAATCAGCACTGTCTAGAAATCCAGTATCGATAGCATCACCGTTGACTGTAACTAATATTGATGAAGTTTGACTGAAAATTGCTTTGGTTAAAAACAATGTGGTTACACCGTCTGCAACAAATTCTTGATAGTCTAATAAATTTATTCCGCCTAGACCAAATGCCAATATTTCAATTATAGTAGTGCTGATCGGCACATAGGCAAATACTACCTCATTGGTTTGATAATCTATTGTATAATCTTGATACAGTTCTTGTTTAATTTTATTAATATAAACAATCACTGAATTATTTTCTACTACATCAATACCTATGGCATATTTAAATTTCACCCCGTCTGAATATGCAATGGTATTTTGTATCAGGGCAGATCCTCGAGGATAGGTGTGGAACACTTTGATACTTACACTTTCTAGCACTTGGCCAGGAATGTTTTCTTCGGGTGCTGGTACTTGGTCTGGACTGATAAATTTGTCGCCGTCTATAACAATTTCTTCAGCTGTAAGACCGTTAGCTGTTTGATACGCACCACTGATATTTGATAATGATCCACCACTTAATTTAGTATCTAAAAGATTTACATCGGTAATAGTTACTGATCCGTCACTGTCTAACTTGCGGAAGATCAATGTATCGCCTGGTTCTACACTAATATATTGAGCAATTTCAACTACTCTAGTAGATCCATCTCCTACAAATGTAGGCATTTGTGCGTTAGGATTAGTGGCATTTGAACTGTCCCAATTTTGAATCCAATTAGGATCATCTACCCTAATTGTTTTAGGAGCAGTGATTTCTGATTCTATAATAACCTGTGGATTTATAGGAGGATCTGCTGGGCCGCCGAGTGTTTGGATACCTGGAGGTATTCTAGTGCCTGACGGTTTCCAATATACAGAAATCTGTTCTCCTGCTGCAGGAATAAATGGCAATGTTACTGCACTAGTGCTTCCGTCGGCCACATAATAAAAATCACTGTTAGATTCCACGCTGTCCCAACTGTCAGTAAACCACGGGAGAGCATCCCAGCCGCCGGTAACATCAAAAGTTGTTCCTTGAATTTGTACACCACCAAAATCTATACCGGTCATTAATTGTGCTAGTTCATTGCCACGCATTCCTTCAGTAGGTGAATAGTAGTTTTCAATTCTGTTTATACTGTCGAATAATTCTACATTCTTTTCATAGTTTATTTCTATCACATCACCTAGAGCTGGAGTTATATTGAAAATTAATTTGCCTTTGATCAAGCTATATGTATCCGTTGTGGAAGTATACAATGTGATTGTATATTCACTGTTCAAAACAATTTGATTATTTTTAGTTATTGAAATCTTGCTCTTGTCTCTATTAGGAGCATATTGCAATTGAAAAACTGCAGAAACTCCTGTGGCTGTAAAAATTTCAGATTTGGTAAACGTTTGGTATATTCCTTGTTTGGCAATTCTATCAAATTTCACAGTAAGGTCAAATGTTCTTACCGCAGTTTCACCAATTATGGCCACAGCCTTGGCAATGCTTTGACTGGTTCCGTTGCCGCCAACTAGTCTTATACTAGGAGCCTGTGTATAACCTTGACCTTTGTTTAGAACTTTTACAGCTACAACACTGCCATTGGCTACAAATGCCTGAGCTGTTGCTCCGGTGCCGTTACCTTCAATTATTACACTAGGGACTTCTGTGTAATCAGCACCCCCGTTAGATACTCTAATTTCAGTAACAACATATCCGTTGTTGTCATTCCACCATTTCCAGGGATAACTACTGAATCTGTCGCTAGTTGATCTAATTGGTAGTATTTTTCCATCTTGAGTTGAATACACTGGGGGTAGATCAAAGTCGGTAGTTCCCGAATATGAAATATCTCTATCTGTATATTTGGAAATATATTCTCTAATTGTGGTTCTATAGGGTTTGATTTCTTCTATATATTCTTGAAAGTTTTCTAAATTATCATTTTTATAATTTATTTTTTGCTCTAAATCGCCAACATTGTGAGTAGCGTTTAAGAAACTTGTCTTAAAAGCCCAATCAATATATGGTTGTTCTACAAACGCATATCGAATACTAGTAAAGAATAATTTATTCCATTCTACTCTAAGGTCTTCGATAAAAATATCTTCCTTAGCTGCTTTCAAAATGTTACGAAGTTCTTGTGTGGGATTTATATCATAAACGTTAGCATCAAAAGAAATAGCATTATCATATCCTATATTTTGTACGGAAACTAGATCGTCAATTATTAAATTGATGGTACCATTTTTTCTGCCAACAAGAATGTAATTATCTAAAATATTACCTTGGGTAGGTTCAGTTTTTTCTAAAACTGCCCAGCCACCATTGGCAAATTCTTGAATACGTATTAGGTCTCCTACGTTGACAGATATTGCAGATTCTTGATAAAGATCGGTAATTTCTTTAACTATTCTAGAAGTTACTCCATACCCGTCTTGCCACCAATCAATATATTCCCAATACTTGTTAGTATTGAACGCCTGAGACTTAGACCTAAAGAAAGTTTTTCTTATATCATCCCAAGAATAGATACTCCAATAATTGTTGATTGAAGAATCTTGCGCTACTAGTACAGAAAAATATCTTATTTCTGCCACGGCAGCTGTATAACGGCGACCTTTGGACAACACAATAGCAGAATTTAATCTGCCTTGACTGTCAATAGTTACTTGTGCTGTGGCTCCTTGTCCGTTTCCTTCAATATTAACAAATGGGGCATTCCTGTAGCCAGAACCCGAATCAACGATATCAATAGTATCAATTTCTCCGTCAACAATATTAGCTCTCAATACAGCTTTTTTTACCCTCGTTGTCCCCACTTCTGCAAGATCAGTCAGTGTGTCTACACGTACATCGTACTGATTTAATACACTAGCCGGTTCTGGATCAACTGATCCGAGATTAATAAAATTTAAAGTATCAGAAAACGCTCGAGTTTTTAATACTGAATTAATATTAGTAATTACTGTTTTTAAAATAGCAAATCTATTTTTGAACATTGTCTGACGGGGTCTAAAACTTATACCGTATCTTTGCTTAATAGGTATACTAGCGTCCGGTACTATGCTACCAGCAAGATCGTATCCTACTAAACTGTCTATCCATTTGGCTTCTAGAGTTTCTGTTGGAAGACTGTCTGCAACACCTTCAGTTAACAACTGATATTCATTGTGAATAGCATTTAAGGCTTTTAGATTTTTTCTATATTGAATATTAATCAACGCGGTATTTGAAGGAATCAAAGATTCAAAATTGAACGCTAATAGTGTATCAGCGGCTATCGGTGTTAGTATAGGCTGTCCTGTGCCTATTGGATTTTCAATATAACTCTTTACATCTGAAGCCGCAATTCTTCTGCCTGAAACATTTTTTGGCACTATATTTTTATTCTTGACCCAATAATAATATTTTGTATCTGTGGTTTCGCCTGTTGAAGGATTAGTTAAAATCTTTACAGAATAAACTGTATTATCTGGGTATAACGGCTGTCCTGAAATTCCTTGTGCAAGACCTTCAGTTGTATCTGCCAGCGCGGTCCATCTACTAGGCAAATATTTTGATTCTACCCATTCATACACGTCAATACTTGCGCCATAGGCCAATTGATTCCAGTTACCGATTCGATAAGAAATATCACCCTGTTCATAGAGCAACCATTTGGCTGTACTTAGGTCCCACCACAATTCTCCAACATGTTTTTCAAACCAGGCCTGGGATTCATCAACTTCTTGTTGATCAGTGCCGTTGGTATATGTAGCAGGATCGTACAGAGTTTTAAACTTTAATTCTTGTTCGGCCGCACCTAGTATTTTTAATTTGTAATGATCAACTATTTCGATGTCTGAAATTTTTACATTGTTTTCATTATCGTATATTGAAATGTTTTTAAACAATTCTATATCAGTTAGGTCTTGTCTTGAGGCAATAGTATTCCAAGAATTTTTAGTTGTGTCTTTAGTAAACAATCTAACCTGGCCGGTTTCAATGACCTCTGCACTGCCGGTATATCCACTACTTCCATAAGTAACAAATAAAGATGTTATTTCTCCACCACTCATTGATTCAATTCTAATTAAGGCTTTATCTATCGCCAGTGGCGCTGCTGGATTGATAATTTCAATAATATTATTAACAGCATATCCTGAACCAGAATCATTTGCAGTTGCAGATATAATAACTCCATCTTGAATAATTACATCTACTGTTAATCCGCTGCCTGGTAATAAGGGTGTAGTAGCAAAATTTACACCTATTCTATACACAGTATCGCGATAGGTAGGAGATCCCACAGCTATCACTGATCCAACACAATCTACACTAGAACCAAATGATTCCCAGTCTTGTAGGTCTGGTACATATAATTTTTCTGTTAGATGATATGTTTGATCTTTTCTTTCAAATACATAAACTTGTCCTGTATTACCTTCGTCGGAACTAAATGTAGTGTTTGTATTATCAAAAGATGTAGAACCTTGATCATATATTGTAAACAGATTGAAACTGGCATTAGTGGCGCCAACAACTATTTTTTCTGTTGCAGGGCTTATACTAATAGCAGAACCAAAATATTCATTGGTATAATTTTCGTGGCTAATTAGTCTTTGTTTCAATCTATAAGAAATATCATTTAATTGTTCTGATTTAAACACAAACACCGCACCTTGGTCAGTAGATTTTACATCTGCTAAGGGACTGCTAGCAATAATTGTAGTTCCGTTATAGTCAATGTCTACTGCTGCTCCAAATTTGTCTCCAGTATTTAGATTGTCAACATTTAATACATCACTAATTTCAGTTAGCGAACCGGCAGTAATTGTTTGAGCTAGTTCGTAGACGTCGCTGGCATTTCTTTTGTAGATAAAAATCTTTCCAGAAGGAAGAGAAAGTTCAGAGCTAACAAAAGTCCACGGGCCTTGAAGACTGCTGCTTGTGGGAATATCATTTTTACTAGTTGTTATATAAGTAGAATCTTCAGACGAATCTGCTTCGCCACCTGTAATAGGATCATAGTCAACCAATCTATAATAAGTTCCAGCATACTTTACTACATCATCTTCGTAGTATGTTTGATAATTTGTCCACAAACCTTTGTAATTAGCAATGTATATTCCGTCACTTTCGGGGGCTCCGACTACTAAAATACTGCCGTCTCGACTCATGGCTTGACTTTGACCAAACATATCGCCGGCTTTAATTAATTCTGCAAACTGATAGGATGTCCATCTAGCTGTGCCTGTGCCTGATCCAACTCCAGTGGCTTTAAATGTTAGACCGTCTCCGGCTTCAGGATTATTACCGATAAGTTGAAAATTTGTAGTACCATAATCTTCAATTCTGTAGATTTCACCTACTTTAAAACTGCCTGCAGCAACCAAAGGATATACTGATCCTAGAATAGCTGTAGAACTGTCTTGAAGAATTGGAAGAACATTTCCACTGTCAATTAAGGCTATGTTCGATGGCAGTGACACTTCAGTCACAGAGTCATCTAACACTTGCCAAGAATTGCTGGTAGATAAATCAAGCGATGTTCCATCACCGTAGGTGTCTTCTAGTGCCTGATATATTTTTCCTTCATACCAAACTTTGGATCCTTGACTGTAGACAGAACTAGCGCTATTGGTATACAATCCTCTGTATTCAGGATCTCCCATTTGTTTCCAACCAACAGTTGCTGTACTGACTAAAGTATGAGAACTTGAATCATCTATACCAAAATCTTTGAGGTCAATTTCTGTTCCGGTTGTAGCGTTTACTACTGAAGTTGCTAATTGTATGACAGTATCTGTAATTCTTATTACATACAAAATTGTGTAATCTTCAGGTGGTGGTGGTGATGTTGCTGCAGATTTATCATCTCCAGCAAATGTGCCGTTGAGATATCTTACAAGTTGTCCCGTAATATAATTATGATTTCTTGAAAATGTAATTGTATTCACTACATAATTTACAGCATTATTACCATTAAATGTAAGAATCTGTGTAGTTGATCCTGCTGTTGTACCGGTGTATTTGTAAAGATATACTCTGCCTAGGTCGTTGAGAGATCCCGGAGCAGAGATCGACATGTAATAATTTGCTCCGGAAACTCCAATAGAAACACTTGATCCAAACTTTTCATTTGCTTCAATTCGAGGACTAAGAATTGTATGTTGCAATTCCCATGCATTATTTTTTCGTTTGTACAGAACTACTAAACCTTGATTTGCTGGTCCTAGAGATCCCGATGCATTGGCATAGACTATATCAACAAGTTTCCAGTCTTCATTTCTAAAATTCACAGACAATGTGTTAAGAGTGTTGGTGCTGCCATCACCAGGTTGTTGATCGTTGGTAGCTTCCCATAATTTTCCATTTTGCAACACTATATCGCCGGCAATGTACGAGTAAGTGTCTTCGTAAATTCCTTTGAATCTACTAGGTACTCCGGAAGCTAAGGGAGCTCCTACTGCCAACCAAACATTATCAGGACTAATAGCAATAGCATCTCCAAAACTATTTGCCGTTGTATTTGTAAATTCAGTCTCTGGTTGTAGTATTTCTTTTACAGATAATCCTGTGGCAGTTTCCGAGTAAACCATTACAGAGTTGGCAGAAGGTATACCTGTGATGACCTGATTGAGATTAGCAGCATATACTACAGCTCTTCCTGTATTTCTAGGATCTGTAGCTCCAAAATTAGTAATGATTTTTTCAACGTACAGTCTTTGTTTTTCAACGACCTCCCAGTTGCCCACTGTTGTATCGGCGTTGTCTATCCATAATTTTGATCCTTGCTTTAACAGGGCAGCGGTTTGATCTTCGATATCCTGATAAGAATTAAATCGAGATTGAGTCAACAGATATATGTTGTATTGTATGGAACTGGTATCTGGAGTATCTGGCACAGGTCCAGCGGCAGCTTGAACAGCAAAGGTATAATCAGTGACCGCTACAACTTTATAAAATCCGGTAAAATTTATAATGTCTTTTATACCTACAATTTCATCTACAGTTAGTCCGTGTTTTTGACTTACGGTTACAGTAACTATGTTTGTAGTAGAATCTTTGACAATATCTTCAATTGTTAGGGCTGTGTTGAGATTAAACCTTAATACTGTCCAAGATGCATTATCGAAAGTAACCCATATGTGAGAATTTTCAATCAACGATGAAATATCTAGTGATAGTATGTCTTCTCTTGATTTTACAAATAATTCTATTTGATCTGTTTTAACGTATCCGGCATTTCTAGTAATTCCTTGATAGTTGATCAAGGGATTGATATTAACATTGTAAGGAATTAGAGACCTAGTAAAGTTAGTTTGATTTACTCTTAGATATTTGTCTGATGAATTTTTAGAAATTGGTCCATTTGTGACAACTATGGCCTGTGGATTTACCAACAGATTATCTTTAACAATTTCAAATTCTATTTCATTAAGTTGATCTAGCCCTCCTAATCGACCAACATTAAATGCCCATTCCTCATCTAGCACAATACTGTCGGCAGTGATCCTACTAAGTTTGTCAAAAACTTTGACCACAGCGTTGGCTGTACCTTTTTCTCTGATAAAACCTTGATACAATTTAAATTGTGTGACATTATCTTCTGCAAGATTCTGTAAATATTCTCTAGTTTGATATCCTATGAGGTGTCTTGCTAGCTCACGCTGACTAGCACCTGCGCCGTCAGCATCCACGTTGTAATAATCTTCAAACTGGCTAACCCTAACATCAAAATTGCTGATTAATCCTTTGGCAGGAGTTGTGTCTAATTTAGTCCAATTACTATCTTTGAATTGAACAGATCCTTGTTGATTTACCAGGCTGGTCCAATTGTAAGATTTGTAATTGACAATGTCACCTAGTTTATAATCAGTAAATGGTTGCCAGATCTGTATATTGACATTGTCAAACAAGAATCCAGGGCTGGTATAATCACCGTCCCAGTCAACTGTGCGGAATCCGCGACTCTTAATGCGTTCTTGACGATAACCTGTTGGCTTATCATATATCACATCGTTGAACACTGTGCGATCATCAAAAATTGTTACATGTTCTTTTAAAACAAAATAACATCTAAAGAAGTATATGCCGTCTGAATCGTTGACAACATCTACTGTTAATTTTTTAAACTCCCTGTTAACATTTATAAATTCTATAGGCAGAATAGTTCCATCAACTTTTAAAATATTATAATCATAAAAGCTATCAAGCAGATTGTCAGCAACTCCGATGTCAATGTTTAACTCTATTTTTGCAGCGGCAGGACTTAACGTAATCAATGAACTTTCGGCCCATTTATGCTTGGACCAAAACAATAATTCTTTAATTGACGTTGTCCAATCTTTGGCTGATTCTAGATTTCCATCGTAGCCAGTAAACTCAAATCCCTGTGATTGCAGATATGCATCATAACCTATAATAAAATCTGCTATGTCTTGTAGAGATGCAAATACTGTGCCGTAAGGTAGTTCTTTTACTGTGGCACTGTTTACCGTTCTTCTTCTAAAAACTTCTACTGCGCCAACCAACGGTAATTTTGCAATTCTTTGCCAAAATTGTGCGTCAAATTCTATGCCACTTGTGTGTGATTTAATACATCTGTAAAAAATATCAGCCACTCTAATTATTGTTCCATTACCAAAAATCTTGTTGGCTTCCCAGTCGATGAAATTTTCACTAACACCGCCAACTGATATCAACGGATCATTAGTGCTTTTAACCGCTTCGAAATATCTAAAGTAAGGCTCACTAATGTCATAACCAAAAAGTTTAAAACCGCTAGCTAGTTTTTCAACTACTACTGCACTGTAACTGGGACTGGAAATTGGTGCGCTGATATTAAAATTAATGTCATAATTTTCTTGAGGAAGAAAAATATTGCTAGTACTGGCACTGGGATTTTTACTGTCTAAAATATATTTTTGTTGGCCTTGATCTACAAATCCGCTTAATCTAGTGGACAAATTAACATCTAAATTATCTACTTTCTGTTGCAGTACTGATTCAGTTAATCCTCTTGATTTTAAATAATCCACAACATAATTTACAAGGCCGGAAGTTTGATTGCCTCCGGATGTTGGAATAATAATGTCTGAATTCTTAAAAAATAAATTTGTATTTTTATTAACTGTTTGACCAATTTTGTTGACTTTGATTCTAGATTTATCAAGAGTTTCGATGATAAATTCATAAGGCCTCATTAGACATAATGCCAACATAATAACAAATGGATAATCACTGCTGCTACGCCAAGCATATTCCACTGGAGCTATATCACCAAATTTAAATGTGCCTTTGTTGTTGTATAAAACAAAATTAGTAGCTGCTCCGGATTCAAATGGACTTAACAGGTTGCCGTCTCCGTCTACAGGAATATGATTTAGCAACGTGGCTCTTTTATATCTATCATACGTTCCTGCTCGAGATCCTTGGCGGATTATACCGCTAGCTAGATCTTCCCACAATAGCAAATTATTACTTGTATATGGGGCTGACCCGTATTGGTCTTCCCACCAACTAGGTTGTTGACTGAATCCTAACATTTCCCAAGGACAACGATGTGGTCTATCAGTGTCGTATAACCAAGTATAAACTCCTCTCCACCATCCAGGTAAATTTAGCTGGCCAGTTGGATCTCCCATATTTGAATAGGTATATGTAAAAGAATCTTCACTGTCAAAAAATGTGTTGGTCAGGTAGTCTACATTTGTTTCAGAAAACCATCTTAGAAATTCAGAACTAATCACGCTGTCTAATTCTTGTTTAGTGTACGTAGACGATCCGTAGTATCCTCCAAGAATATTATCTTGGCTAAACAAATCTTCTGTGTATTCTTGCTTGATGTTGTTGTAGATGCGTTTTTCTAATTCTAATAATACATCATCTCTAAAATCACCATAAGCTACTGTGATACTGCCGTCGTGACCTTGAATAACATTAATAGGAGTTACGTAGGTATCATCTAAAAACAAAGACGGGATGTAGGTTTTATATAAACCCAATTTTGAAGGGGTTGGTGGAATAAAACAGAAACTTGAAGAAACATATTCTTTTATTTGAATAATATCCCCTTCTGTTAGTGCTTTGGAAATACTCACAAATCCAAACGTATCATTAAATGTATAATCAATACCGTGAATCAACTGCACATTGTTTATATAGATATATACTGCTGTTCTGCTAAGTTGAGTTAAGTTAAATTTTGTATTCAGTGCAAAAGTTATAATTTCTGTGTCTTCTACAACGTATTCTTTGAGATTGTAGGCGCCACTGCCCGCCATATCAGAATCTGCAAACGCATCTTTTTGCGTTTTAACTTTAGACATAATGGCCAATATTTCATCAACAAATTCAACAGGATCTAGATTGTATGTGGCAGTTTCGGCAAATTTAATAAAGTTATTTTTAAATTCTGTGTAAGATTTTTTTGCGTACTGAATAGATTTAATAATGTTTACGTGCTTGTCGCACATTAACATTATTGCTGTGGGTGTGATTCCTGAGTGTTTTAAAAATCTTCTTGAAAGATTTTGATAACCTGTGATATCTCTTAGATTACTTAATCCCGGATACGACCCACTGAATTGATCGAATAGATCTATTGCTGTTGAAACATGGTCAACAGCCTGTCCTAGAGTAAATGTTTTTACTTCATCGTTTAAGGGATTTTTTTCAAGTCCTACTGGAATCTCATAATATCCTAGATGAGGATCTGCATCTGCAAAAACCTTAACGGTAACAACGTCATTTATGTTAAGACTGGTAGGAAACGTAAAAATATTTTGATTTCTAGTGTAGTTTCCAGAATATTTTATTCCATTTATGTAGATTAAAATTTTAGAAATTTCATCATCTTGAACATCTGTCCATTTGATTCCATCACTGACAATTTTTGTTGAAGCTTCAGTAACTGTGGTGCTGTAAATTACTGGCTGTAAATATGTTCGATCAGATTTAAGCCATCCGTTAGCATAACTTCCTGTATTAGTAAATTTATAATACCCCTGTCTTATGGTTTTAAAAAATACTTCGTTACTAGAATGATAATCAAATGAATCTATATCCCAGTCAAAATTAAATTCAATATCTCCTACATTGTTGATATTTAGATAACTTAAGCTAAATCCTAATTCGGTATCAACAATACTGTTTCCAACTTTATAGCTTACTAGTTTAGTTCCTAAGAAACTGCTAACAGGATATGTATCCATGTCTCCGTAACTGACACCATTATCGTCAAATACATCAAATAACGGACTTTGATTTACTGCGGTTTTCTTTTGACTAGGCACCCAAGATGTACCGTTAAAATGATACATTATTCCTTTGTTTAGTAAACCTCGTCTAACAAATACTCCGTCACCGATGGTAGAATTTGCGTCAGTAGTTTCTACTAAATTAATTTGTCTACGATTATTATGAGTAATAAAATTAACTGTATAAATTCTATTGTTGGCTAATGTATCGGTATCTGCTGTGACTAATAATCTGGCACCATTAAATAATTCTTCACCGTCAATGTTATAACCGAGACTGCCTTCTATGGTTGAAAATACGTCGGTAGTAAAAGTATCAATAAAATCCACCGGAGTTTTTGCTAGACTACCGTGATTGAATAACTGCAGGTTTGAAGAAAATTCAATAATAGGCCTCTTGGCTCTTGCTGTTTCTATCGAATCAAACTCGCTATCATTGAAGCTGTGGGCCTGTTCTAGAACTGATCTGTGAAACCATCTGTTATATCTGCTCCAAGGATTTGAATCTTGACTGGCTCTGTTAATTGTAATATAGTCTTTTGATTCTGGATACGCGGCTGCATCATCAAACGGCTCTGTGTCAAATCCGCCATCGTCAAACAACACTTCTAAACTCGATGTGCTAAGAGTTGGAGGGGACAAGTCTTGAAATCTTATTAATCTAATAGATTCTCCAACTCCTTCTATTACCCAAGTGTCAGCAGAATATTTTATAGGTGTTACTAAACCAGAAAATCTAACTTTCATACCGTTGGTAAACGTAACACCGTTGCTGCTGACATATGTAGTTTTACCAATGACTTCATTGACGATATCAATTTTGGTATTCGATTCAATATCAGCAATAAGGAACCTACCAAATCTATTAATATCTGTGGCGCTTTGATAAAACAACACATCGGGTGCATCTAACGGTACAGTAAAGGTCAAAGTACCATTAGTTGCTCCTTGACCGGTAATTCCTGTATTGTAGTCTAAGGCAGTAGCCTGACTAGCTGCTTCGACATATTCCCAATCCTGACTATCTTCATCTATGGTGCTTCCATCAGTTACAGCAATAAAAGTTTTAGCTTTCCATAGCTTGTTGTTGAATACAGCAAATTGACCTTGTTGGTATGGTAGATAAGGTTTGTAAATTAATGATCCGGTATCGTAGGCAGTTTTAATAACAAACTCCTCGCCCGGTGCATTGACCTGGAACTTGTACGTTTGTCCTCTATATAGTGTGAGGGTGGGATTTAACGATAGGCCGTCCGGAAAGAATATCCATGATGAGCCCACTCCTAATCTTACTCTATATGTGCTGGTTATAGATTGCCGTTGGCCAAATATAGTAACAGGGGGAGGGCCGTCTGGCACCCAGTAGTATTCACGAAAATTTACAAACTTGTCCCAGTCAATTGGAGGGGTCCAAGAATAATGATCCTGATCTGTGATTAAATCATCTCTTTCTAGATTATTACCAAAAAATTTCAATTGATTTTTAAAATCGATATAATCATAAAAATTTTCTACTTTATCTTTTTCTTTGACTGTGACGCCAGGTTCTAATTGGTATCTACTTCTAAGAGTTGTATCCGTGTCCAGATATACATCCGAACCGTTATAAGTTTTACCATATCTACGACCTACATAACCAACTGTTTTAGATAATGTACCAGGTTGAACCAATGGATCAACAACTGCAGACATAAATTTTGCATTGGTTTCGGTCTGAAAGACTTCGGGTAGAAGTTCTACAGTTCTGCGAATTGGTAACTGACTTTGAGGGAAAATATCTTTTGCCATAATCTTATTGTGTTGAGTTTACTATAGATGCTACTTCTGCACGTATTTCAACAGCAGTAATTGCTGTAACAATCACTATATCATCTACTGTTGCGCCGCTAATAAAAATTTCTTCTGGTTGACTTTGTATTTCAAATAAGCTACCGAATGTTTGATCTGGTTGTCTAGGTACAATCACAAGATTACTAACATCCGGAGCAACTTCATTAGTGATGTATGTAATTAATTCGCCTAGATAAAATCTGTCTCCAAAATCCCAGTTATTAATATCAAAGAAACTATTAATAGCCGAGACTATTCTCACCTTTAGGTCATTGTCGTTGATTGTTTTATACGGATTTTTAACTACTTTAAATTGTGCCTGTAGTTTAGGATCGGCTGTACTACCGAATAAAATTTTGTAATTTACAGGATGATAGATTAATTCATCACTAATGGATTTGATTAAATTCAACTGTTTACCAAATGCTATTCTCAATGCGTCACTAGTAGGAGCTTCAGGTTGAGGAATAGCTCCTGATATATACTTTCTAAATTCGGTATCGTAGGTTCTTGTTAGAAGAAAAATATCCATTATATTACTTACACTAGGATCTATTCTTCGATCAATGTTTGCATTATGAATATATTGAAATTTGAGATCAGCTCGACCTATCACTGCTTTGTAATCAGATTCAATTATCAATGTGTTAGTGGTTAGATCAACACGCTTTATTCTATTTTCATTACTGGCATAAAAATAAATTAATTGTCCGTTGACGTAATCAGAAATAATAATATTGCTTTCAGTTTGTCTAATTAGAATAGTATCATTGATGTTATCAACATAGGAATACGTTGTGTATCCAGAAGCATCTGTTGTTTTATAAAAAAACAAGTATTTTAGATCTAGATCTTGACCAACTATCTGTTCGAATGAATCAGGATTATCAATAACGCCATCATCATCGCTGTCGGCAAATGATAGCTTTATTTCATTGGCGCTTTGATAACCATCTTCAAATTTGATTACATCGCTAACCTCAAATGTTTTGTCATTTTTCAAAGCGGTTATCAAACCGTTATCGGGATTTATACCAAGAATATTAATTTTGTCTTTGACTGTTTTACCGGTTTTTCTATCAAAGGTTTTTTGATTTACATCAAAATAAAACCTGTTCTGTTCTAGACTTCTAAAAATATAATCTAGTCCTCTAATTCTTACATTATAACTGTCTGCTTGCCTAACAAACGCTATAATCCATGCTGTGTCTAGATTACTGTTAGTGGTATCTCCGGCTCGACCTAGACTGAAATCATTTAATAGATCAATGTTTGCAGATGTAATAATTTTCCAAGAACTTTCTATAGACTCATATCTTAGGCCAAAATTTACATTCAAACTGATGAGATTGGTTATTTCATTTTCTAAAGCAGTTGGCAAGTTGTTGATAAATCTAGGAACAATCCGTGTTGCAATTGCTCCTGTAGGCACAACATCATTAAACACTATAGGACCAAGTCCATTGGCAAGTGCGCCACGGCCAGCATTGGTGCCATCACCTGTGATTTTAACAACTTTGACCCAAATTCTATCTGTCTGTTCTACATCCGTTGCACTGATATTAACAATTGCACCCTTTTTAAAAGCCTTACCGGCTGGGGGTTCAAATTTAATCAGTGCTCCTGCAAACACATATTTCAAAGAGTTTGTGGTATATGTTCCAACTTTAAACAATGACTGATCTATATTGTTGACAAAATAGCCAGTGGACGAATTTACATCGTTAGTGATCTGTGTCCAAAGTGTATTTGAATCTGTAAATTGTATTTTTGTAAAATTTGTTAGATAAAAATTATAAACATCTGTGTTGGTTAGCAAGGGTTCTATGTTGTTTCTAATATAATTTATAATATCAATTCTGTTGGTATACTTGAAAGATTCTGTTCTTTCTGTTTGTTCTTTATATATCACACCGTCATCGGCAAAAACATTTACACTTGAGTATTTTCCGCTAGCATCAATTACATCAAAATTTCTACTGATACCGCTACTGGTTCGATTAATGGCTTTAACTTTTAAAATATCTTGACTGCTAGACAACGGAGCCAGATTATAATCCTCTCCGGTGATCATGCGATTCTGTGTGTAATAAATTGCAGGCGCACGAGCTTTGATACTATCAATGTCTTCTGAAGCTGTTGCAGTGCTAATGGTATATTTCAAACTACAACTAATTAATAGTTCGTGCCTTACTCCTGCTTTGTTTATATAAGGCACAGATATATTAATTGCTCGCATTTCAGCGGGACTAACTGTATAGTTTAGACCGTTGCTGACTCTATAATACGCTTTGAAAGCACCTTGGGGCAAGTTGCCATATGTACCGTCTGCAAATACCAAATCAATTTTATCATCTTCTTTGGTAATCACACTATAGATATTTCTTATGTTTGAATTAATACTGTTGTAGGCAATGTTACTGCCTGTAATACTGCTGACTTTGGTCCATTCAGTTCCTTGTGTTCCGTCTGAATTTGTAGAAAACAACCAAACATCTGCATCATTAATTCCGGTAACATCAACAGAAACTATTTCATTGGTGGTAGGAACATCAACACTGAAATCAGTTAATTCTAGACTGCCTTGTTTCAATAACATAAAGAATCCAGTATTAGCACTGGCGCTGCCTTTGCCATCTTGTCTATATACAAATCCTAATTGACTGCCGGGAATAGGAGGTTCTTCATAATAATCTTCTGCGCCGATAAAACTAGTGCTTACTAGTTCAAACGGCATCTTTCTACTGGCTACTATTTTTTCAAAGTTAAAAATTGGCACATCTGTAAAATTAGATCTAAATCTATACTGTTGTGAATCGATGCCTTGAATTGTATCTGTGCCTTGGCTTCTGCCAAACTCAGTATTGTCTGCCATTGCAGAATTCATAACTAGAATAAATTGCTCTAGCCAATTTGAATTAGTAGGATCATTCCAGATAATTGTTTGGCTGGCAAGATTTTTGTTATTGCTGTCTAATACACCTTCTGTTGTAGACACTGTGTCAAATTTAATTAATCCCTGTGCAGGAATATTTCTTCTACTGTTGTAAGAAATCAGGCGTGATAGTCTCAACACAGATTCTTTGGTTTCGGCTAGTTCTAAAAAGTTTTCTCTGCTGGCTAGATCAGTACGGAAGGCTAGACTCTGACCTAAAAATGCTACTGCATCTATCAGTGCTAGGTATTCCGAACTTTCGATGTAATCGTTGAAATCTTCTGGGTAATTTTCACGAAGATAGGTAATAATAACTCTACGCAGATTTTCAAAATCATAGCTTTTAAAGTCAGCATTTTTAAAGGTCTGATAAATTCTTTTCCAGTCCTGGTTTAAAATTAAATTATTCTGTCGAGACGTAGTTGTCATTTTCTTTCCCTATACTGATATTTATTGTAAAAATAAAATGCGCATTTTATGTTATCGAGTTATCTCTATCAAAATTCAAACGCAGTGTATCAGTGATATCAAATGGTAGTATCACTATTTCTGCTTCTATACGTATACCCTGTTGTGTGCTATCTATAGACACAGAGTTTACTTTCACACGTTTATCAAAATTAATAATTTCTTCAACATCTTTGGCAATTGCTGCTTTTATTTCTGGGGTAAAATTTTCAAATAACGTATCCCAGATAATTGTTCCAAATTTAGGGTTTTCTAGTTTTTCACCCTTTCTAATATAGAAATGATTGATGAGATCTTGTTTGATTAATTCTGCATCATATAACTTGTAGTTTCGTTTGAATTCTTTAGAACTAAATCCCCTGTATCGAAAGTTACCAGAATTTGCATTTCCTATACTGGCTTTGTTTTTTGCAATGACTTTGTTGGTGTATATTTTTGCCATAATTTATTTCCTTAGAAAGGAGTATCGCTTGGTTTTTTGTATTTGCGCCAATCACCGGGTGGTGTTCGCATACTGGTACTTTCATCCTTGTATCTACCATCAACATCTCGATCTGTTAGATCCGGTTTGACTTTTGTAGCGTCTAGATTTTCGTGGAAGGGATATGGCTCAGCTGTGGGCATTCTTCTTACTATAACTGATTTGTCTACATCATCTTCGTTAGGTGCTGGGAGATCAGGAAGACTGTGTGTTTTTAACTGTAATGGAATAGATGCTTTTGCAGATGTTCTCGCCTCTTCAGGTAAGACTGCAATTTGTGCAGTCGGAGCAGAGCCTGCTGTTGGACCGTTCATATGTATCTGTGGGGCTGTTTCAACTATGTTGCCGCCTGCGTTAGTTTCATTACTTCCAGCAGAAGTATTAAAAATGTGGGCTCCAGATTTTATATCTATATTGCCAGATACTGTTTGTGTCCAAGTTGAATTTGTATTAATATCAACTGCTCCTGTAATTTTAGTTTTTAGGTATCCGTTAATAGTATGATCAACATTAACACCAATGTGTTCAATACGCATATCTTTATAAATCTTAATATCAATTCTATCAGGTGTTGCTCCATTAACATCTGCTACCGGACTCGATGCTTCTGTATCGTTGCTCACTGGATCTGTAGGGTCTTGACTAGTCGCATCTAATGGACTAAACTCGGCACCAGAGGCTCCGTTGCCGCCGCTAAAACTAAAACCGTTGGCTACTTTAAAATCCATTCTACCATCAACATTATGAGTATAATCTTTTGCATAATATTTCTTAACATCATCGTTTACTGTCTGACGATATTGCTCGTCAATAGTTTCATCTTTTCTGCGTTTGATGTGAATCTTTTGGTCTCTATCAACTATCAATACTTGATCCTTGCCTACAGAAGTATGCATTTCTCCGGCTACTTTTAAATTGAAATTACGACCAACTTCTAGATTGAAATCTCTATCAGCAACAAAATTAAAATCTTGTTTGGTTCTGATATTGATACTGTCCTCGGCATAGATATCAATTTTACCGTCACTGGTAAATTCAATCCAAGCTGTTCCCCTGCTATTTCCAATATAAATTAAATCTTCAGAATTATGAAATAACAATTGATGTCCTGTTCTGGTCCTAATTCTAAAATGTTCGTTGTAGGGAATATCTTTTAGGCCTTCGGGATTTTTTACATAGGTAGGAGCTCCATCAGTGGGCTTGGTTTCTCTATAGTACCTGTCATCTCCGTCATCCATGACAAAATGTGTGCCTCCCAGTCTTTGAACCGGAACTGGTGTTGGCGTTGGACTTTCTCTATTTCCCAAAAACTTTTTCTTGCCGTTTCTATCTACAGGGCCAGGACTACTCATTCCGAACACCATGTTTGGCACATCTCGTCTTGACGTAGAAGTACTGGTGCCTCTTACTTCATCTCTAGTCAGTCCCTGAATTTTAAATCGTCTAGCAATAGGATGTACAGCCCTGGGTATTTTATCAATTTCTAAATTCTTGTCGCCTTCATTGGCTTTTCTATTATGTTCAACTACAGGCAGCGGATGTTCCTCCTGCTTGTAGTCTTCGTCTGTTTTGTATACTGTGGTTCCGCCAATGGCAGGTACCATGTGATTTTGAAATTTATCTTGGACGTTTGCCACCCAATATCCCTGATCTGGTTTTCCGTCTATAAAAATCACAATGCCAGTTATACCGGTGTCAGGAGGAACACCCCAGAATCCATAACTCATCTGGGAATCATCTGCTGTGACATTTTGTCCAGTAAACTCAAAAGGTGTACATCCATAAAACGGGCTGGCATATTTTACAAAATATGTTTGACTTTCATTGCCTACTTGGTTTCCAGAATCCCTAATAAGCACAACTTCAAGACCGCCTTGAAACAATAGATCTGCATGGCCTATAATTTTAGCCAGATAAGGTGCGCCGGTGAGACTACCTTGTGAATTTTCTCGTTGGTCTTCTCTTTTTTCAATCATATTATTCGCCTGGGTTGTTTAGATATGTGCCAGTATCTGGTTCTGGTTTATCTGTCTTTGTTGGGAACACGTCGCCACTGCCACTTTGATCTTGAGCGGGAATTCTAAAGCCTCCTAGAGACTGAGTGAATAAATTACTTTTAAATCTAGATTCTACTTTTGTAACTTTAAACAATCCACTAAACGGATTAGGACTTTCTCCTTCGGGAAAATAATAGAGGCCGGGAGCAGCAGCAGCTGCTCCTCCAGCATCTGGATCTGCAGGAGTTCTAAAGTTTACCACACACCAGATATCAGTAGCTTCGTGATTCATGGTTCCGTTTCCGGATACTTGCTCGTCACCTTCACCGTGAAAATTACTATAACCAAGTTCAGGAAGGAAAAACGGATCACCTAAAATTTCTAAATCTAGATTTATTTGATTTCCTACACTATTGAGATAGGCCATATAAAATTCATTGGCAATTTTTTGTTCGGTACTGGTTTGTCCTGAACCGCCTTTGAACGGTATATTACCTGTGGCCATATCTAATTTGCCAGAAGCGGCATTGCCGCCTACTGACGGACCTGTAGCTCCGTCGGCCTGTTTACTAGTCATTGTAGCACTAGGCACAGAAGTGTTTGTAGAATTATTGGCGACGCCGCCCGAGTCTTCAACTTTGTTAGGATCAATAGCTGTAAACATCATATTTTTAATTTCAATATTGAATTTTATAATGTCTGTGTTCAGGCCTGTGTAGATGTAGTTGTATTCTTTTTGAGCAGCACTCTTGCAAGCGCCTACTCCTTTACTTGTACCTTCTGGCGATAGATAAGCACTGTGATGTATTTTAAAAGGCTGTACTCTGTAAGTTACATCTTTGGCAAAGTCTTTAAGTTTAGGATCAAATTCTAATAATTTTACATCAACATCAGTTTTCCACCAAGTTACCCTACCCTGACTATCAATTAAGTCTTCTTTAGTTGCTCGGTCTCTAGCTTCTTTAGTGCTAAGAATTACTTGATCAATGATGTTAGTAATACTAGTATCTTGACTAAATTGCAAAGACTTTTCCTTGGGATTAATAGACATTTTTCCTCTAATAATTTTTCCGCTGGCTTCGTCGTAGATGTCTCCAGCACGTTTAGGTTTTTCAGTTCCGCCTTGGCTTTCTGGAGTAAATTCTAGATCATTGCCGGGGCCGCGGCCATAGGGATTGTCTCCTACAAATTCAATACTGTATTTGTCCACATAGGTTTTTTTATTATCTTTTTTTAGTTGATCTTCTCTCTTGTTTAAAAAAGATACCAAACTAAATTCAGGATGATCCACAAGAACTTCGTTGCTATTTTTGCCTACAAGTTTTACATCGTTAAAAATTTTATTCATCTGCTGAGATAGTGCCACATGATTATAGGGGAAGCATTCTACCTTGTAAGTACTGCCAGCTTCGTTGACTGTAAAATTTGCATTCATTAGTTTTACCAACCAATTAAACGGGCCTACGGTCATACTCTCTCCGGGGCCTGTCCAACCTACAAATTCCAGTCTCAAAACATAGGCAGCATTATCAAGATAACTCTTGTATCCAGAATTTAAAGCTGCTGCCTGACAGCTCTGAAGAAATAGTCCCATACTATAAGGCTCAAATATTTCAAATTCAATTTTTGACCAAGGACCGGACCCTGTGCCATTAGTAGGTGCCACTACCGACGATACTGAAAGATTGTCAATAAAATATTCAGGAGCACCATAGGCTGTTTGTACTCTTGCGCCGCCGTCTCCGCCTGCACTCGATACAATAACATTTGGCAATGGTCCACTTCGATAAGATTGAGAATTTAATTGGGCTGGACTAGCGCAGGAAAAAGTAAACAAACAATTATATGTGGAAAATTGTTCTAAGATATTAGGTAGTGCCATGCTTAACTTCCAGCAGTGGTTGATAGGGTAGCATTAATATTAGCTTTAGCTGGACAGAAAATTGTAGTACCAGGAGAAAAATCGTAAATAGGATCTTTGAGTATTGATCTATTTCGTTGTGCAAATACCCACCATAATTTTGCATCTTGATAAAGGTCAAATGCCAATAGATCCGGACGATGTCTATATTGATTTTCAATGACATATTTAAAATCATCATCAGAAGTTGGAATTGTTCTTAGAGTCAATAATTCCAAGTAAAGTGTATTTTGTTTGGTTATGTACCAAGGACTAGTTTTTTTATAAATTGCCATATATTAGAAAGGAATATTGCCGCCGTTGTTAACATACGCATCGAGATCAAATCCTCGTTGAGAACTTTTACTGTACACAGGCATACAGGTAATTTGTATGGTACTGAGTCTAGGTATAGATGCTCCGGCTGCTTGTATATAGTGAACATCATCTTTGAAATCAACCTGAAAAGATTTTATCACAACAGGAATATATTTTAATACTGCACCATATCCAGATAATGTACAAATAGGGGGAGGATTTCCTTGCGGAGAACTGTTTCCAAAAAACATTTTAGTTAGGCCGCGGCCTAGAGCAATAGTACGTAACCAATCTTGAGCATCTTCTAAGGTTTCGACTGGAAATTCTCCACTTATCGAAATATCGTCTGAAGTGCTATTTTTATAAACAGGATGAGGAAAATTTGCATGAACCAGCTCTTGATTGTTATAGTTTGCTTTAGTTGATAGGCTAAACGTGGGAGTTGTCGGAAAAATAATTTCGCCAAACATTGAGTCAATTCTTATACGCCAATCACCTTCGTTACTGGGATATACTTGTACTACAGAAGCTTGTTCGCCTAGTGCTAGAGTGGCTGTACTGGGAATATTTTTTGATCTAGCAGCACTAATTAAATCAAGTCCTATATTTGCTAATGCAGCAGCAGTTTGTTGCCCTGCACCGTTTAATAGTCCAGTGGCCAATCCAGCAATACTGCCTCCTGATGCAATATTATCAATGACACTCTTTCCGGCTGTGGCAAAACTGCCTGCGGCGGACGACAGTGATGATAAACCGTTTTGTGCAAAATTTTGAACAGTTCCGGATAAATTACTAACACTAGCTGAATTAATGGATCCGGTAATACCATTTAAACTGCTGCCAAAGCCGCCACTTAATCTATTAACTGTGGCATCTAAATTTTGTTTGCCGATACTTACATTAGGCATACTGAAATTACCCGCAGACTGATTTGAAGCATTGGCTAGATTACCTAGATCACTGCTGATTTTTGATGCAAGATTTTGTATTGGGTTTATAGACAATGGCATAATTAATATCCGTTTTGTCTATTTATTCTTTAAAAAATATGCTATTATAATACTAAAAGGAATAACATTTAATGACTATCATTGCCCAACCGCCCAAGATCAAATACCTTACCAACAAGGATTTGCTTAGGGAGATACACCTTAGTAAAAATACCTACTGTAGTTTTACTCTTCCCGAATATAGTGAATACGATCTTATTGTTGTTAATCTTGCAAAAATCAATGTAAGAACTGTAGCTGAAGCAAAAAGAAATAGAGCTGTAAAAATGGCAAAACAGGCTCACGAAGCAGCAGTACTTGCAGGTGGTAAAAAAATATCTATTAAAGAATTTGAGGTAGACTATCGTAAGGTGCAAAAACAGGATTTGGTATTTCGTGTGATGACTTTTGATCATATTCCGCTGGCGCCGGGGCGCAAAAAGACTCTAAAGAATACTGCTGACAGTCACGACAAAGTTAACTTTCCTCCTTTTCAGCACTGGAAATTTGATGACAACGACAATTTAATCTGTGTAGGAAAAAGCCATTGGAAAGGTGGATTACTCGATGGTGTTTTTAACAAAGAACATGGTCAAATGACCAATAATCTAGCTCGTATGTTTATTAAATTATGTGAACGATATGCTACTAGAGGCAACGTTAGAGGATATACTTACAATGATGAAATGCGAGGACAGGCAATTTTACAACTTACTCAAATTGGCTTACAGTTCGATGAGAGTAAATCGGACAATCCTTTTGCTTATTATACTGCCGCCGTTACTAACAGTTTTGTTAGGATCATCAACATAGAAAAACGCAATCAAAATATTCGAGATGATATTTTAGAAATGAACGGAATGAATCCAAGTTGGACTCGACAGAATAGTGGAAACGGAGTTAGCGGTGCTGTGAGTACCAGTTCAGTAGATGGCAGTGATTGGGATTGACCGTTGTTTAAAATTAGTGTAAACTAGTCATATGAATCTATTTAAAAAAGTTGCTTGTTTTACTGATATACATTTTGGACTAAAAGGTGGCAGTCGTACACACAATCAAGATTGCGAAGATTTCGTTTCTTGGTTCTGTGAAACTGCTCGAGAAGAGGGTTGTGAAACTGCTATCTTTCTAGGCGACTGGCACCATAATCGCAGTACTACAGATGTTAGTACTATGAATTATACTGTCAGCAATTTAGAGAAACTGAGTCAATCGTTTGAAAAAGTTTATTTCATTCTAGGCAATCACGACTTGTTCTATAAAGACAAGCGCGAAATTAACTCCGTGGAGTTTATGCGCCTGTTTCCTAATATTATTCCAATTAGAGAAACGCTGACTCTAGGCGATGTTACTATTATGCCTTGGCTAGTTGCCGATGAGTGGCGAGATATTCCTAATATCAAAAGCCGATATATGTTCGGACATTTGGAATTGCCTAGCTTTTATATGAATGCTATGATACAGATGCCAGATCATGGTACAATCCAGTCTGGACATTTTGTAAATCAGGAATATGTGTTTACTGGACATTTTCATAAACGTCAACACAGTAGAAATATTCATTATATCGGTAATGCTTTTCCGCACAACTATGCAGATGCAGGTGACGACGATCGTGGTATGATGATGTTAGAGTGGGGAGGCTCACCTGAGTTTAAGTCTTGGCCGGGCCAGCCTACCTTTAGAACATATAAACTGAGTCAAATTATTGACAAGCCAGATCAATTGCTACGAGAACGTATGCATTGCCGTGTGACCATTGATTTGCCTATCAGTTTTGAAGAAGCCAATTTTATTAAAGAAACATTTGTGCCGCAGTATAAACTGCGAGAACTTATGCTAATTCCGGAAAAAGTTGAAGTTGATGCCAACTCAACGCCTATCGATATTAACTTTGAAAGTGTAGATACCATTGTGATGAATCAGATAAATGCCATTGACAGTGGTACCTTTGAAAAAGGTCTGCTGTTGGAGATATACAACGACCTATGATTAAGATTAAAAATTTAACCGTGCGCAATTTCATGAGTGTAGGCGCACAAACACAGGCTATTGATTTTGATCGAGGACAGTTGACCTTAGTTTTAGGTGAAAATCTTGACCTAGGTGGTGACGACAGCGGTGCTCGTAACGGTACAGGTAAGACCACAATCATCAACGGTCTTAGCTATGCTATCTACGGTAACGCTCTAACCAACATCAAAAAAGACAATCTAGTTAACAAAATCAACGGCAAAGGCATGTTGGTTACTATGAGTTTTGAAAAAGATGGAGTTGACTATCACATAGAAAGAGGTCGTAAGCCCAATGTTCTAAAGTTTACTGTTAATGGGCGTGAACAAGAAAATTTAGATCAAGACGAAAGTCAAGGCGACAGTAGAGAAACACAAAAATCCATCGAAGATGTATTTGGTATGACTCATGACATGTTTAAACATCTTGTGGCCTTAAACACTTACACAG